CCGCACGATTGGGCAGTACACCCATCCTGAGATCATTGGTCAATGCGGAGGCCGAAAACTCGGCTGACATGGCATTAAACACATTCAGGGCCTCACTGGACATAGAGCTAGTGTCCACTCTCTCCAAAACCTTACCACCCGGAGGACACTGACTATTCACCTTCAGGGTAATACCCGGATAAATCCCGTTTGATACCTGAGATTCGTCCTCAAGCCAGTCTGCCCTAATCTGTTTGATCCCATGGGCATCGTTCATCCCGGCATCCACCATGAGATTATAAAGCTCATTGAGGGCGATATTGGTCTGGGTCGGAGCATCCATCAGGGCTTTGTGCCAAACCGATCTTGGGACACGAATAAAGGCTGCGGAGATCAGAGGGGGGGCATTGTGCCAGAACGGATAATCGGTTGGCTCCTGAATCACAATGCGATCATCTGCTACGGTCCAAACAACATCCTTTTTGACCACCTTTCCGGTCGCTGGCTCAAGGATTGTCCCCCAACACTCATTGATCTTTACCTTCTTGCGGTATCCATTGATCGAGGTGTTTTGGGCGGTTTCTCGGGACTTCTTTGCCGCTTGCATATCGGATTCCATAAGGCTTCCATGCAATAGCTCCACCTTCGATCGGTCATAAACGGCATACGGCCCTTCGGACATGGCATAAAGCTCCGAAATATCCATGAAGGTTTCATGAATCACATAAAGGCCCTTGCCGCTAGGGTCTGGATAGTAGTCCTCTGCCCTGAGAAGCTCTAGTTTAGGACACCAAAAGTCCCTTGTTTCCCTCTTTAGAACATCTACATACTTGCCGCCCTTTTCCTTTACTTCAGTATAGAAGTAGGCTTTCGGCTTATAGCATCCATGGTTCTTAGTAATGGCAAGGGATTGAAGCAAGCAATCCTTTACGGAGTCTCCGACATAAGTCAAAAAGTCACACTTATCGAAGGCCCATTTCATGATCGCTTGCACTTCAGATTCGGTTAAAACAGCATCTACCACTCCGGGAGCCTTCTGAACACCAAACCAGTCCCCACTATCCACCAATCCCTGTTGGATAAATGTGGAAATCTGCTCAACGGCCATGGGTTGCTTGGCAAGAAACTCTCTGCTTTGGCCCTTGCGCTTATGGGACCAGTCTTGCCTCAAATGATAACAGTCATAGTTTGTGCGGTTTAACCGCATCCGGTTGGCTTTTGCGTTTTTAGCCTCTTCCTTGTAGGAAGCCGTTAATGTGACCAGATCGCTTCTTGATTCTGCTTTATTTTGAATTGCCATTTATTCCTCCATAGCGGTCGAAAAGATAACCCGGCTCCGGTATGTGAATTGACCGATCCTTGCGCCGCCCAAGAATGCCGCTACACAGATATTGAAGCGCATCATGGATATGCGAATACTCGTTTTTCACAGGCCGAACCTTATTAGGCTCGATCTCGAACGCACTCTCAGCAAAATGATACCCCCCATCGAACCCACCCGTCAAAATCCGGCAAGTTGTCAGGTCTACGCTCATATTTGGCTGTCCCTTGGTCATTTTGCAAAGAAAGTTCTCAACCGAGGTCCGTCTGTCCTCAAATGTCAAAGATCCGGGCATGGGGTTAAAATACTTGGATAGCTTTTGGGCGCATGTTGTTTCGTCGCTTTGAGATCTTTGAACCCCTGCCGGGTCGATGAACATGATTACTGACTTCTTCGTATTATTCCAAGCTGGATAGTTTTGACTAATGTGCAGTTTAATCAATTCAGTAAACCGCTCGGCCCCCATATTGGTTGTCACAATCTCATCAAAAATGACCAACTTGTTTTCCTGCATCTGGCCGAATACACAAGCCGGGGTCAGTCCAAAGTCAATCCCACAAATGATCGGAAGGCCGCTATGGGGCCAAAGCCGCTCCTTTGAACCATGAATGTTCTTGTTCCAATCTGGAAATACGACCTTTCCCTGATATGTTTCCCAAGAAATCTCATATTCCTGATTGAACTTAGAGAGGGGCATACCGGAGCGCATTGCAAGCCTGTAATCGCCATTTCTCTTCTTTGGATCTGCCGTGTAATGAATCTGAAATACGGTAAACTTGTTTGTTGGGTTTTCCCAAAGCTCAATGCCATCAATAGGAAACTTCTTTTGCGGCCTCTTCCCATCGTCCGGCTCTCCATCAAGCTCATCATGAACCAGCTTTTTGAAGAACCCCGGAGCGGCTGATGAAATCATGGTCATCTTGCCCTCTTCCTCAATAATGGGAAAGGTTGCCGCATACATGTCTTCAGCGTCCGGCCAGAAAGCACACTCATCGGCAAGAATACCGGAAGCTGCGTATGATCGAAGTTGGTCAGATCCAGAAGGAAATCCCAAAATTCTGGAGTTAATCTCGGGAAAGTCGATACAACAGTATGTCTTTTCCCACTTTGGAATTAGATCTTTGGGAATAACATCTTCCGGAATGTTCTTTAGAATGAAGGCCATTCTCTCCAGAAGATCGTCTGCATCATCCTCTTTCTTCGATACTACGGCGGTCTGACGACCAATATTGAACATAGTATCGTGCAAATATAAAATCAAAGTCGCCCAAGATAAGAACATCCGGCGAGATTTAGGAACTGCGACAAGTCGTTTCTTTTGCCATACCTTGAAATACATCCGAAGATAATCAAGATTGGCTGGAAACTTCTTGATGGGATTTGCCCGGTCCTTTTGATCTTGGGTATAGACCGCCCTGACCGCAAATTCCCACGGATCACTTCTAATTTTGCGATACGACTCTAGCTGATCTTCTGCCATTATTTAGACTGGCTATCTGCGATGCCCTTGTTGATTTGATCTTCAACCTTTGGCTCATTGCCCCTAGTTGCAACCTCATCAATAAAATTGATGATTTTTGCAACCTGTCCGTATGGGAGTTTGCTAAGCTCTTGAATGATAAAAACAAGTTCGTTGTGCTTGAATGTGTATTCTTTTTCCATGTGTTTCCCCTTTTAAGTTTAATTAACTCAAAAAATTTAGCAACACAATTAAATTTTAGAGATGGAAAAGGGCCATAACCACAAGGGCTGCGCCAAGAGCAACGATGGAATAAATTGCCATTTTCATTCTTTTTTTGTTCATCGCTTGGTGTTCTTCAATGGTTTGCTTTGCTATGTTCAACAATTCCTTGTTTCTTGCAAGATCTTGGAACATTTCATTCAGACTATTGTGAGATATTTCGTCATTTTTCTCGATGAGGCTTTTTAGTTTAATGATCTCTTCGCTTAACTTGCGCTCATTTTGTTCAATTTCGGCCTTCATGTGGCCCTTTAGATCTTCTATTTTGATCTGTTCGGCATAAATGTCGTGCTTCGTTAGGCCCAACAATTCCTCATTCTTTTTAAGTTCGCTTTTCAGGTGCGCCAACCGAGCTTGGGAGATTTCATCAATTTGAGAAATGTTTTGTTTTAATCTGTTGATCTCTAGTTGAACCTTTTCTTCGTTAAGATCAAATTTATCTTTAAACTCCTTCTTTAGTTCACCAATATGAATGGTTCCACCAACGGCCTTTGGTGTCGCTACGGTTGCACTATGATAAGCCTCTCGTCTTTTCATTTCTTCCTCCGGGCATGGAATGATTTTTCCATATTCATCAAGCATCCAAAAAGAGGGACTAATTTTTGACACTCTTGAAAGGTCTGGATTAAGAAAACAGTTTTCTTTTCCTGTTTTTTCTTGAATTGTTGCTTTGTTCTTATGAATAAAGGCACCATTATTTGTAAATTCTACTAGAATGTCCTTCATGTGTGCCTCTTTTGTTTGTTTAAAAAAACCAATGACACCTTTAAACCCCTAATACGGATGAAAAACATCCGTCTCGCTTTTCTGCAATATATTCATTTCCATCTTGCCTAAGCTCAATAATTCTTTGAGCCAAAGCAAGGTCGTCTTGCATTTCTTCTACTAGGGTCCAATACTCGTTCTCATCCACTACCTTTTTAAATATCTGAATCATTATGAAGCCCCTTTTGCTTTAATTGCAATGTAGTTCAATGTACCTGTTCCGGTTGTTGCTACGGTTGCCCGAGTGAATTTTGGAAGAGATCCGTCTGCAACGCTTACTGCAGTTGTCGAACCTACCGTTGCCGTTAAAGCGGCTCCAATATTGTACCAGTTAGTATTATCTTCCGATCCTTGCAGTTGAATCACGGGAGCCGTGCCTCCTGCTGCCATATTGACAATCAGGTCTGTATATTCACATCCTTCTGTGAAAAGCGCCGGAGTGGAAGATCCGAGAGTATTAGGATCAAGGGTTCTGTTATAAATTCTGCGCAAATTTCCTGATGTTACTTGTCTTGGAATCCTAAGGGCACTCATTGTCGCTGTGATCGTTCCTGTTACAGTCCAAGCATACCGAACCCTATCGCCATTTATTTTTAACGATGGAACCGTCTGTCGTACTGTTCCGACTCCAGTAACTCGATCAAGATGGTATATATCAACCCAGTTAGAACCAGTATCGTATGATTCTTGAATGACCGCATCGATAGAGCCTGTACCCCCAGTAATGATATTGGTAATTAAAAAAGAGTGAGCATGAGAGTTTAAGGTGGAAATTCCTGTTGTACCGCTGTTTCCGGTTGCTGCCGTAGAAACGCCGGACATGTCTCCAACGGACGAACTTGCGAGAGTCGCACCCGAAACTACCGCATTACAGTTAAGGTTGGCTGCGGTTGCTTGCGAAACCGTTCCGGTGATCGTTGCGTTGAGGTTTGCTCCGGTTGCTTGGATGGCATTTATAACTGGCGGCACAAACGGATCTTGTGAAAGCCTTGTGAAGCAAGTCACGTTTGCAGTGGTACTAGCCCCCGAACGAAGTCGAATATACCTAGTTCTAATCGGGAAGCTGTAAATTATGCTAGTCGAGGACGTAGCCGTGATTGCGGTTACAATTGCCGCTGGATTGACAAGAGCAAGGTTGAAAACAGGAGTTGATTGCCAGCTTGCGTTATCGTTTGACCCCTCAAAGATCCAGTTTCCGGTTGTTCCTGCCGAAGTCACCACTTGAACCGAGCCGCTCTTGTATCCAGTCGCATCTGTTCCGGCACTTCCTGCCGAAGTCAAAAGCATGTTTTGGTTCGTTGCCCAGATAGCCGTTGCGCCAGTCACCATCAAATCGGGAAAAGATGAAATGGTTGTATCCGTGGTCAAACTGCCCGATGGCGTGACCTTGACCGGAATATACGATCCACCGCCTGAAGTCGTGAGTCCCTCAATCACAGTCCGATTGAGAGTCACAAGAGAGCCTGCTAAAATTGCGGAATCCATTCTCACTAGGTTCGAGGTCGTTCCGCCTGCCCAACAAGCGGTCGCCAGCGCCGGAGCATTTGGGTAAGTGCCTGCGGCCCTCGACATATCAAGCCGCATAGTTAGGTTAGGGGTAGTCAATGAAGGGTTGTAATCAGAGTTTGGTTGCCTGATGTTATGGAAAAGTACCCAGTTGTTATCAGGACTCAAAACCTCGTAAAAGATGTTCGCAGATCCAAGCCATGCAAAGCGGATTCTGAAAAGATTGCTTTTCGTGAGGTCAATCGCAACCGGACTTCCGTTGCTTGTAAATTTTGACCCGGAGGCTCCAGTCAATAGATCCGTATTCCAAGATGCTCGGGCGACGAAAGTCGTTACGCTGTTCGTGATTTTAAAGATCCCGAAACTTCCTAGTTGATACCCAATCGCAAACCCATCGGTCGTTGAGTTATATAGTCCAAGACGCGCATTGGTGACGGTGTCACCAGCAAAGTCGGTCCACGCCGCTGTCATCATCGCGTACATTTCATGGCCGGGACGATAATTAACCGAAGTTTGCGAAAAGGCAAACGCGCTAGTTCCGGTGGTTCCAAGGCTGAAAATCGTGTGGCCGAGTGTTGAAGTGATGCTTCCACCGCTCGTCGAGTTAACCGTTCCGTTACCAACCGAAGTTGTCCATGTGACCTCGACCTGATTGTAGCGTTGCCCTGTAATGTCTACGCCAAGAATGTCGGTGTTTGTATTCTTAATCGTAATTGATTGAGTATTAGAAACACTTACTGGAAGAGTGGACTGATCTGAGGAAAACACAACGGGAATGCTGTTCGCGCTAGTTTTTTGGCCCAAAGACGTAGTTGCGCCACCGTATTTTGTAATGTCTGTTGACGTAGGTGTGATGTAGTTTGGATCATCGTAGAAAACCTGCAGGATGTCGGAAGAACTCATCCCGGTGCCCGGCGTGTCGAAAGTCAAAAGAGAATTTGTGTAAAAGCCGTTAGTAAATACACCACCAAAGCCAGCCGCGTCTGCAGCCGTCGAATACACTAGACCGCCAGTCGTTACGTTCACGATCGCCAAGAGTCTTTGAGGATTGAAAAGGCCGAGCATCTGATCAAAGTCAACAAGTTGAGCAGAAGGGTTAAAGTTGTAATTAGCTGAAGTTAAAATAATTTTCATATATTCACCTTATCCAAAAATTAAAGCGTTTACGATCGTCAAATAGTAGTTCTCTTGCGCTGATGTAACTCTTCCGAATGTATCAACCGTTGCCCCCATGACAATATAACTCCCTGCGGTAACTCCAGATGCAGCGATTTTGGCAGACACTTGACCGCCAGTAGGATTTACAAAAATAATCTCCGAGCCATCAACAAAATCAAGCGTTGTCTGAACAGGATTGGGGGTGCCGTTTACTTCAATCGAAACGGGTGTCCCACCAGAGTAAGCAGTCCAAGCCGTACCATTATAAAAGTATGGAGCATTAATCGTACTATCATAAACCTCAAGTCCGGCGGCAGGAGAAGCAATCGCGTTTCTTTGTGTTGTGGTCATTCGAGGAGGCAAAAAACCCCTTGTCGTACTATCAACCTGAAGTTGGGCTGAGGCGCTTGGAGAGGTGGAGTTTACCGTTAATGCTCCGTTTTTATCGAGAACCATTCGATCAGAACCGCCAATTTGAAATGCAGCAAGCCTAGAGGTAGCACCAGAAGCCGTGTTAGTTACGTTTACTCTAAGTGCGGTAGGATTTCCGGTTGTGTTCCACGATTGGGCCAGGAAAATTCCCGGTAAGGCACCTGTTCCGTTTTGAGTATCAAAAACGTGCAGTCTTGCTTGAGGGTTGGTTACTCCAATACCAACCAATCCGGAGTTTGTGATTGTCATTCGAGTTGTGCCGTTAGTAATAATTGGCAACGAAAAGTTTGTTGTTGTGCCAAGAGTTTGTTGGGCAGTTAAAGCATTTCCACCAAGTCGCCAATCTTGGGTAACGACGTTGGTTTGAATCCACGCTGTTCCGTTAAAAACATAGGTTTTACCAGCGTTCGTACCAGTTAAAACCGTAGTTTGATCGTTTGCTACTGGAGTGTAAAAAACCCAAGCCGTTCCATTCCAAGTGGCAATTTTATTTGTTTGTCCTGACCATGCTCCAGTTGCACCGGAAGGAACAATGTAGGCATCATCCACTTCAGGCAAAGTTGGAGGGGTGGTAATGGTATTATCTAAAACTGGAGGTAGACCATTAATTACTGGGGCGGTTCTTACTGTTCCAGTGGCCGTATCAACAACAAGATCGCTATATGAAGTCGCACCCGACTGTTGAGTAATGGCGTTGATAAGAATGTTCGGAAGTGTAAGGTTCCCGGTCATCGTATCGCCGGAACGGTTTACTTTGTTTGAAAAATTTGTGAAATCAGTAGAGGTAATTAAACCTCCCTGTGAGCTTGATGCGGTTGCAATCGAAAGCGTTACTGTGTCTGTGGTGGCATTTCCACCAAACGAATATGTGGCTGTATCAGCCGTAGTCAGAGTTAAAATGTCGAGGGGCGCATCTGCGGTTGGAAACGTCCCGGTATCCGTTTGAATAATTCCAAACGAATCCGCAGCAATGCCGCCGCTAATCGCAGGGTCAATATCAACCAGATTAAAAAGCGAAGTAGTAAATCTTCCCATTAGCTCAGGTTCTCCACCAACCAAGAATCCATATCGTCTTTTGGCTGTTCATCAGTTTTTTCTTTAAACTCTGCATCCAC